GAATAAAGGTCAGCAGAATGAATTGGTGTTAAACATCAATAACAACTCAAGAACCGACTTTTCGGGATATACCCTTACTTTTACACATATTCTTTCTCAAGAAGAAAAATCATACGTTATTCCAACTAATGACCCACAGTTATTTGGTGAGAATGATAGATATTGTGAAATTATATTAAACCTTCAGAATGATGATTTAAACTACGAAGGACAGTACCAATTAAAAATATATGGTAATGGTACTAATTTGGTTTATACGGGAATGGTGCGTCTAAATGGTACCACAGAACAGGGTAATGAGTTTATTACCTATGTATCACCTGATGAAGATAATTCCAATTACATATATATACAACAATAATTATGAGTGAAGAAAAACAAAAATATCAATTAAGTAGAGCACAGTTTACACAAGAACCATTATTACCAGTCTTTTCGGAGGTTTTTAATAACAAGGATTTTGTATTTTATGGTGCAAATAATTTGATGCCACAATATCTAATATCAAGATATAACAATAGTGCAATTCATAAAGCAATTATAACTTCAAAGAAAGAACAGATTTTAGGTGATGGAATGGTTTCATTAAATAACCCTATGGCAACTGTAAATCTTATCAATGAAGATGAAAGAGTTATGGACGTATTTGAAAAGTGTGCGTTGGATTTGGTTTTATTCGGGGGATTTGCATTAAATGTAATTTGGTCAAAAGATAGAAAATCAATTGCTGAGATTTATCACTTGGATTTTAGTAGAATTAGAAGTGGTAAGATTAATCCTGACACGGATAAAATTGAAGTTTATTACTACTCAGCAGATTGGTCAAACATTAAGAAATTCCCTGTTACCGCATATCCTTGTTTCTCAAATCAAAATTCGGAACCATCACAAATTTATTATTACAAACAATATTCGCCATCTCAATCATATTATCCACATCCTGATTATTCAGGTGGTCTTGCATCAATTGAAATTGATGTGAACATCAAGGAGTTTCACGCAAACAATCTTAAGAACGGTATGATGCCGAGTCTTTGGATTAACATGAACAATGGTTTGCCAGGTGACGAAGAACAAAGAGTTATTACAAGAGCATTGGAATCTCAATTCTCATCTGTAAATAACGCAGGTAGACCAATCATTTCATTCAATGAAAGTAAGGAATTAAGTCCTGAAATTACACAAATACAAACATCGGCAAACGATGGTTACTATCAAGCAATTTATGACGATATAATCCGTTCAATCTTGTCAGCACATAGAATATCATCAGGTGAGTTATTTGGAATCAGTACAGCAAACAAATTGGGATCAAAAGACGAAATTACAACTCACATTGAGTATGTACGTAAGACTGTGATTATGCCATATCAAAAACAACTATTGGGTGTATTTGATAAGTTATGTAGTATGAAGTTCCAACAACCAACAACATTTGAAATTAAACCATTATCAATTTACGAAACAGGTGACGTTAATGAGGCACCATTAGTAGTAGATAATCCAGAAACCCCAACACAAGTATAATATGGCTAATAAGTTACTTATATCAGAAAATAAAATCAAGGCGTTCACAAATATTAACAAAAATGTTGATATTGACACAATTCGTGCGGAGATAGGTATTGCACAAGATATTCATCTTCAGAATTTATTGGGTACTTTATTCTATGACCATTTGTTGAATCAAATCTCAGCAACTGGTAATACATTCAACGCTGATGAATTAACCCTTGTGAATGATTATATTGCCGACTATTTGATACAGACCGCATATTATGAAATGATTCCTCATCTTCATTTTAGAACGATGAACAGAGGTATCGTAAAAGGTGATATGGAGTCTGCAACAGGTGTTGATATTGAAACGATGAAATATCTTCGTACTATTCAGAAACAACGAGCTGATTTTTACATGATGCGTCTACAAGATTATCTAATCACAGGACGTGGTCAGAACAAATTTCCTCAATATAATTCCACTTCTACAATCGATGGAATGTTACCAAATAAATCGGATAAGTACAATTCACCAATATATCTTAATCACACAACAAGATACGGTTACAGTATTGCTGCTACTATGAGAAACTTAGAAGTTTATTCTGATAGGGCACACTACGATCCGCCTTGCATGGACTGTGGATATTAATCAAATCAACTATGACAACAGAAATATTATTATTAATATCTAATGCCCTTACAGGAATTGCGGGATTCTTTGTAGGTAAAAGACGTAGTGATGCTGAAACAGATAATCAGGTTCTTCGTAACCTTGAATTATCAATAGGTATATACGTTAAAATTATTGAAGATTTAAAAACCGAAATTCACGAGTTGAATATTAAAGTTCAAGACTTGGAAAAGAAGGTAGAAACATTAATGGATGAAAATCGTAAATTAAAAAAACATAACGGACTATGAACTTAGAACAAATTGTAAAACTTAGATTTAAAATAAGTGATGTTAAGAAACCAAAGAAAATGGCGGATTTAGAAGACGCATGTTGGGAAGGTTACGAACCAATTGGAACTAAAGAATTGGATGGTAGAACTGTCCCTAATTGTGTTCCAATTAAAGAAGAACAAGCTAAAGTAAAAGAAGGTTTCCCAATCCCTTCACCATCAGGTGATGAGGATGAACAAAAATATATCGGTAGATGTATCAGTGAAATTGGAGCAGAATATACAGAAGATGGACAAGCATATGCAGTTTGTAAATCCAAGTGGGATGAAAAATAATATTGGTGATAGGTTATTCCAAATCTATATATACCTGTGCTTAGCATGGGTATTTTTTGCGTTGGGGTTTGATATATATATGATTATCAAACACTTTGATGAGTTTTAACCTCTCTCCAAATACAAAACAAAAACCCCTTCCAAATTAATGGTCGGGGTTTTGTGTTTAGGGGAAAAGTTATGGAAACCCTTAAACAGTATTTTTATTTCTACAATTATTATTATGGAATCTAACAAAATTAGCACGTCCACCAATTTCACGATTACAATGTGGACAAATAAATTTTAAACTATTCATCTTAGAATTGGTTTCAGAAGTTTTAGGTTGGGGTGTACCCCTTCTTATTTCGCTCATTTTTTTTCTAATTTTATCATCATATATTATTCCTTTATTCCAAGGAATCCTTCCTGTTAATGCCTTTGATAATTTTTTACGAGTTTCTTCTGATGCCTTTTTTCCTTTATTTGGGGAAATAATTCCTATATGAGATTTTGATATTTTACTTTTTGTTTCTTCAGATAGTTTTTTTCCTTTCTTTTTACTACTATTCCTTTTAATAAAATCAGGGTCTTTAAAAGGATTATTTTTGATTTTGTGAATAGGATTATTTTTACCTAATATTGTTTTACCTCTAACTTTACCTGCAGCAATAGAACGTTTCTTATTATTTAATTTAAATTTTTCTGACTTGATGTAATTTAAATAATTTTCACTATTAATAGCTTTATTACCATTAATAGTATTTTCAATAATTTTTATTTTAGTTAATCTACCACTACAATTGTATTGTTTCCATAATTCAATCTTACGAGTATTTGCAACATCATAATCAACAATATCTAATAACTTAAATGTTTCTGGTTTAACTAAACAAGGTTTTAATCTTTTTTGATAAAAATCAATCCATTTTGTTGCTTTAACCTTCCATTGACCATCATTTGTTTGTACAAGATATAACATCACTTTTAGTGATTGTGGAGTTAATGTTTCAACAACCGAAGCTAATGCCTTGTTTGATGTTAATGCAACACCCAATAAACTAAATAAACTATTTTTAAGAAAATCTCTCCTCTCCATTATAATTCATTTTTTACCATATTCCAATAACTAACTACAGTTTCATATTGCGGTCGTTGTGATTCCTCATTTGTAATAAGATATTCAAACATACGTAATTTTGTTTCAATCATTTTAATATCACTTAATTGATAATTACCAACTTGAAATACCGGTAACGAATCTCTGTTCATAATATATTCTTCATGAAAACCATCAATTAATGTAAACATCTTTCTCTTACCAATATTAAAGTCACCACCTAATTCAAATCGTTCAATTTTTTTACGGAACTTACTCTTTGGGTCGTATAATTTTTTACCAATATATTCCGTAGTACGTTTAGATGCGGTATTACCAATACCTCTACCTAATCCCCAAATTAATGAATTTACAAGTTTGTTTGACATATCTTTTATTATTTAATTTTATTTTTAACTAATCTCATTCTTTCTCTATTAAAGTTGTTGGTACAGTTCTTACAGTTGTGTGCGAGACCATCCCAAAATACCTTATTCTTGTGGAAATATTTTAAAGGTAATTCTTTTTTACAGTGACAACATCTCTTTGTACGTCCATTCATTTCTTCTTCAGTTGGTGTGTGAACCTTAAACTCTTTATGTGGATAAAGTTCATTCATGATACCGAATCGGTACGCCATACCAGCAGCACCTTTCTCATTCTGACAAAAGTCCTTACGTCTACGATATTTGGACGCAATCTCCTTAACCTTATCAATTGTCCAATCAGTTTCATTCTTCTTTCTATCGGGGAAGAAAACGTCTAATAAACCATTACGTTTAGAATATTCAAACGCCCTGATGTTACCCTTTCTAAATTCTTTTTGATTGAGGTACTGTTTAGCAATTTCCGTAACCAAGTCGTGATTCCATTTGAAATATTTCATAACTATTTTTTAAATTTTTTATTAAATGAAACATCTGACATAATAACAACGCTAAAATCATTTTCATTATAAATCCAACCAAAAGATTTAAGTTGTCTTAATAAAATAATCTTAATCATCCAATGATGAGACTTTGCAATATAATCTAATGCAAAAACATCATAATCAGTTCTTTTACAATAAACCTTGTTTCCTTGAATAATACAGGTTCTAACTAAACCCTTACCAAAATTATCGTTTACCATAACATTTATGTTCAGTAACCTGTTCCCGTTTTGATTTGATAGGACAAATTTAGTACATTCTAAATTATATACCAAATATTTTTTTAATTATTTTTTAAAAAAGTTATAACTCATTGATTATCAATAAACAAAAAACCCCGACAAAGTCAGGGTCTTAAGTAAAATCACTATCTATATATTATAAAGTAGGGACGAATTGGACTACATGAAATGGCAATATCAAATTTAGAATAAAAATGTATCCGTCCCTACAATAATAAATATATAAAAATTTTACGAAATTACAAAATTTATTGGGAATTATTTATTACAACTTTTAAATCCATCCTTGAAAAATAATCACCATTAGGTTCATCGGGTCTAAATGTATGATCAATTAAGTTATTCTCAAGTAATCTTTCTACAATCCTTGTTGCCTGTTGTCTTCTTAGATGCATAAAAAAATCATCTCTATTTGTAAAATTTATTGCCACAGTTCTATCAATACGTTGTTCATCTCTTATGTTTTGAAAATCACCATAAGAGATTCTACCTTGATGTTGGTCTAATTGTCTGTTAAGTTCAGATAGTCTATTATGTAATAAAGTATTACGTTCTTCTAATTCAGTTATTATCTGATGGTACTCATCACATATATTATTTGGAAACGATTCAGTTCCGTCGTTCTTTTTAAAAAATCTAAAATTTCTCATATTGAATGTATTAAAAAGGGGAAATGGTACACCAAACCAAATCCCCCTATTCCGATTAGGAATTTTTTAAATGTTCATGATACATCTTCAAACAGAAGTTTTCAAATGTAATAGTGCTATCGTGAACTTTTGTAACATATATTTCATATAGACCTTCATAGTTGTCGGTCATATATTTCATAAATTCTTCCATTATTTTTTGATTTTAGACCACTTTCTTTCTTGGATGTACAATCTATTCATTACATCCTTGAACGTTGAAATTTGGTCGGGTTCTGACCCCACAGTGATGGTTGTCTTTAGTTTATTATCAGAGTCTCTTTGATGGGTAAAATCTACGATTGTACCTTGACTCCTCATATTACATAAATATCTACCAACTCTTGCACCGATATTAGTATGTGTTAGGTTTGAGTTAGCTTTCAAGAATAAATCGTGTAGATAATATTCTAATTCAATTGTGTTTGTTGGAAGGTTTGCCATTTCGTTTATTGTTTAATAGTTTAAGTTAAATTTACGAGAAATTCTTGATAATAACAAATCTAAGTTAGAAACCATTTGTTCAACATCAATCTCACCATCTTCAGTGAATAGTAAATCTAATTTAACTGAGTTAGGAATTTGTTGATTATGTCTTCTTTCAATTACATCAGGTAAGTTTTCATTTAATTCGTATAAATTAACTGGTCTACCTTGTTCACCTGTTATTGTTCCTATTGAGGAAATAACCTTTAACTTCAATAATGTGTTGATACTTCTACCAACTGATGAAGGAATGATTGGTGCAACTAATTCGTTGTACATATCATACACATCCCACGTTGTCATACATCCATATTTCTTAAAGATTTGAAAGATTTTGTTTTCTTGATCTTTAGCGGATGTGATTGCTCTACCCAATGTCTCATCATCAATTGGGGTTGTCTTGTAATAACTTCTAATTACCGGCATAGTTTATAAATTTTTAAAATTGTTTATAATCATAAATATATGAATTAATCTTGGAAGTTCCAAATATTATTAAAAAAACTTTTTTTCTTTGGAATTTGGATTTACGAAAAAAATTTGGTATTTATTTGTATAACCGATTTTCTCGTAGTGCGGTATATCACTACAAAATCCACCTGATGGGTCCTAGTAAGAAATAGTAAGTCTTACCCAACAGCCGAACGAAGCAGTCGGTAATTGGTCTTGAGTGTGTAGGAGTTTTTTGGCCACGAAGCGGGTAAGTTAGATTAAACATCAGGACAGTAATTTGGAATTTTCAAATGAATTGACTACCTTTATATACCAGTATTGTGCAACATTAAAATATAAAACATATGGCAACTAAAAATCAAATTGAAGTAAAAAAGTATATTACACCAGATATTAAAAAGAAATTAACTACTTGGGAAAAAGAATTTATTACTTCTTTATTTAAAAGAGAAAAAGATTGGACTAGTAAACAAATAGAAGTATTTGATAATATTAAAAAAAAATATAAACTAGAAGAACGAATAGTAATTGAAAGAATTATATATTTACCTATGGGTTATGCTAATACAGAACACCAATCTATTATGACTAGAAAAATGCGTAAACAACGCGCAATATACAGAAACGCCAAATCAAAATAATATTATATAAATATATATGAAAACTACTAGCAACGCACCTAAGTTTAGAACTGGTGCACTATCGTTGAAGGAATTTTATAAATTAACCTCAACAGAAAAACAAGTACATATTGCAAGACTAGTACTAGTGCCAGAACAAGATAGAGGAGATGTTGATAATTTTATTCTTCGTTTCTATTCTCCTGAATTAAAGCAGCAACGTAATTTCTTTTCATTTGAAGAAGAATTGTATTAGTATTTACTTCAATGTAAATTACTAGTATATTTATATTATTCTAGTATGTTCCCAAACATGAGAATTTCTTTCCCTACCAGAACTTTTGTGAAATTTTGTTTTGGTAGGGTTTTTCGTTTAAACGCAGATATTTATGATATGTACCAAATGTTCTATTGATAAACCACTGGACCAATATGAAACTTATTTCCATAGGCCACAGAATAAACATAGAATAAGAAAGTATTGTAAATCCTGTTTTAAGGAACAAAAAAAGAAATACAAGGAAAGTATCAGAATGAAAGAAATAACTCAACCAGTGGAACAGGAATTAGAACTAGAGGTATTAGAACCTCAACCTGTGGAACAGAATCCATTCGCAACAAATCCTGACTACAAACAATGTAGAACTTGTGGTGAGCACAAACATTCAATTGACGGATATTATCATCATGGTAAAAGTAAGAAAACTAGTTACCTTGATTGTATCAAATGTTGCAATCAAAGAGAGACCAATAGGAAACGAATAGGAAGACAGGAAGAATTAGAACAGAATGGTGGTTCAGAGAAAGTTTCATTAAATCCAAATACATACAGGGATATATACCAGCAACAACAAACATTTGAATTAATGAAGTTATTAGGTTATACTTATGATGATAGTGGTGTATGGTTAAAACCTGGTGTAAAGGAGTTGATTGATGGTAAATTGGTATTTAAAAATCTAAAAAAGAGAAAGTATATAGCCTCAAATAAAATAGATTATACACATGAAATGTGGAAAGAGATATATAACTTATACAATTCAGGTAGACATTCTTATGTTGAATTAAGTGAAAAGTATAAAGTTAGTACGACAACCATATGTCATTATATAAAAAGAGTTAGGAATGGAAAATAATGAATCGGTTGACATAGGTGAATTAAAGATACCAATAGACTATTTTAAGTTTACTGATAAACAAAAGGTATCGTTATGTAATACAATAATTGATTCAATGTTACATATTATTGATAGAAGTATTGAACCTGAGATAGATAGGATGGAAATACTGGATGGAATTATTGAAAGTTCTATCATAACTAATTTGGAAGATGAGAATTACGAAGTGGTACAGGTTCTTTCAGATGTGAAAAACTTACTAACTCAAAATGAATAAAGAAGTTGAATCTTTTTTAACGAGAAATTATTATCAATTATTAACTATCGCAAAGAAAATAACCAAGAACGATCAATTATCACAGGACTTACTACACGAAGTAATACTTCAATTATACGATAAGAACGAAATAGTACTTAAATCTTACGACGACAATTCAATCAAGTACTACATCACCGCAATAATGCGTATCAACTATTATTCCAAAACATCCCCCTTTTATTATAGAATTAAACGAGAAAGAGTTTTAATGACTGTGGATATTAATTCCTGTTGGGATATGTCTTATGAACAGGAAGAATTTGAAAGGGAGGAGATATATCAACTATTGGAAATGAATTACGCTGAATTAGATTTTTTTAAAAAGTCTTTATTGGATATGTATCTAACTCTCAATTCATCTATGAAAGCGGTATCAAGAAAAACAAGGATTCCAATTTCATCAATTTCTCGTTATATTAAACAAATAAGATTAGAGGTTAAAACAAATATATTAGATAATTTAAATGGCTAAGATTAGGGAACCAAAAGGAATCATCACATCAGAATCACCAGACATTCATTGGGGATTTTTAAACATCAAAGATAAGGTTGTATTGGATATGGGTTGTGGAATCAATTCAGAGTTTACACCAACACCTGTATATTTCTTACAAGAACGTAAGGCATCAAAGGTAATTGGTATTGACGGTAACCCACAATCATACGAATGGTTTAAACACAATTACAACGTACATCACTTCATCTGTCATATGGATATGATTGATAGGTATGAGAAGTTTATTACCTACATGGACTATTACAAACCACAGGTAATGAAGATTGATATTGAGGGGTCAGAAGTATTGATGAATGCAATTGAGTATCATCACTTTGATGGGATAGAAGAAATAGCGTGTGAGTATCACAACCTAGCATGTCTTATCTCAATGGAACACATATTTGAAAACAACGGTTATGAAATGGACTATTATAAGTTTGACCATATTGATATTACACATCAAGGGGTTATTCACGGATATAAAAAAATATAAGTAATGGGTATAGAAAGAAGATACAGAAGACAACAAGAGAGGGATGCCGATAAGATAAGAAAGAAAATCCACGATGAGGAAATGAAGAAGATGAATGAAAATCCTGTGGAGTATATGAAACAAGTAGAAATATACCTTAAGAACTTAAAGAATCACTACGATAAACAACAATCAGAAGAAAATGATATTTAGTTATGGGATGCGGATGTAAAAAAACAAAAGTAGAAGACTTACGTGTAACAAACGTAACGATAGTGGAAGAACCAATAATAGAAGAAAAACCAAAAGAAGATGGCGAAGACGTTAAAACAACAAGTACCGACGGAACCAGTGAATAACGGTTTAACCAACGAAGAAATTCTTTGGTGTCATAATATGTTGAGAGCAACAGGTTTCACTGATGAGATTAGAGATAAGGTCTCACGTATTTATAAACAACTATTCAATGAAGAATTGGTATATAGTTGTTGCAAGAACCGAGGGTTCATAAAATTAGACTATTACGTTAGGAACGTATTAAAATTATTATAATGGCTAAAGTAGGAAGAAAAACCACAGAGGTAGAACAGTTTGAAAGAATTGAAGAAGCCTTGGAACTTATGTTGTATAAGAAATTATCAACACAAGAGTTTAGAGTCACCTTCTCAAAGATGTACGGGGTTACAGAAAGAACCGCAGACAACATTTGGGCTAAGTGTAAACAAATCCTTAAAGATAGATTCACAGAAAATACTGATGAGATTATCTCAGAACAACTGTCAAGGTATTACGACTTGTTAGACAGAGCAAGAAGGGACAATAATAAACGAGTAGAAAGAGAAACATTAAGTGATATTAATAAACTTTATGGATTGGAACAGAAGAAAGTAGACATTACTTCAGGTGGTCAACCCATTAGTATTAACATCCAAATGGAGGACTAATTTTTTTGTGTTTGACCACACGAAAATTTTCGTTTTCGGGAAACCATATATATGAATATAGACTTAAAACTTACAAAGAAACAAAGTGAAACATTTAAAATCCTTCTTGACAAAGAACACAGAGAAGTTTTATACGGTGGTGCAAAGGGAAGTGGAAAATCCTATTTGGGTTCTGTTTGGGTCCTATATATGTGTCTTACTTATCCTGGCATTCGTGCTCTCATAGGTCGTACCGTATTGACACAACTAAGAGTTACCACAATCAAAACCCTATTGGACCTGTTTAAAACCTGTGGTATCAAAGACGAACATTACACTTACAATCAACAATCCAATGAACTTAAGTTTTATAACGGTAGTGAGATTGTGTTTAGGGACCTTCAGTTTAATCCTAGCGATCCCAATTACGATAGTTTGGGTGGTTTGGAACTTACTATTGCATTCATTGATGAGGTTGCGCAAGTATCTCGTCAGGCGTATGATGTAGTCCGTTCCTTGTTACGTTATAAGATTAATGAACACAAACTAACACCCAAGTTATTTATGTCCTGTAACCCATCACAATCATGGTTAAAACAGGAGTTTTATATACCATCCATACAACAAACAATAGAACCACATAAGATATTCATTCAAGCATTACCAACGGATAATCCATATCTACCAAAAGAGTACCTTGAAATTCTACGTTCACTACCACCAAAACAAATGAAACGTTTGTACTTGGGTGATTGGAACTATGAGACAGAATCGGATAGTCTATTTGACTTTGATGAAATAACATCATCCGTATTTAAACACACACCAAAACCTGAAGATAAAAGATATATGTCAGTCGACGTTGCACGTTTTGGTTCAGACCGTAGTGTGGTGATTATTTGGAGTGGACTGGTGGTCTTGGAAGTGTTCATCTATACCAAACTATCAACCACAGAATTATCGTCCCAAATTCGGGAGTTAATACAGAAATACGGGATACATCCATCCAATATTGTCGTCGATTCAGATGGCGTGGGAGGCGGTGTGGCGGATCAGATTAGGGGACAGAACTTTGTCAACAACTCATCCCCATTACACGGACAGAACTACTCCAACCTTAAGTCACAATGTTATGTGAAACTAGCAGAGTTATTCAAGGAGAATAAGATTAGTTTAAATGTGATGGACCCAAATGTAATTGACGACTTGACACAGGAATTATTAAGTGTTAGATTGAAAGATACAGATAAGGACAATAAAGTATCGGTCCATAGTAAGGATGAAATGAAAAAGATACTCGGTAAGTCACCCGATATTAGTGACGCAATAATGATGAGGATGTTATTTGAGGTTAAGAATCAAAAAACAACAGGAAAATATTCAATTAGTTTTATATGATAAAATTTAAAGTAGATGAAAAGGAATATCTGGTACCAGATAAAATAACAATTGACAAGTATGTTAAGATTTATAAGATAAAAGATATACTAACAGAGGAGTATTTTGCAGCAAAACTAATCAGTATTGTATGTGAATGTCCTATGGAAGACCTATTAGAGTCAGATTATCAGGAGGTAAACTACATTGCATCCTACATTATGGGATTAATTCCTCTTGGTCAACCCAAGTTTGTGGATAGATTTGAATTGGATGGTGTACAATATGGGTTCTTCCCTAATTGGAAAGACCTATCCTTTGCAGAATTTGTGGACATGGACACCATCTCAACGAAGAAACAGGATGAATTATTAGATTTATTACACATATTATCTTCCATTATGTACAGACCAATCATAAAAGAAAGGTCAGAACACGACTTTGATATTGAGAAATACGATATGAAAAGTATGAAGGAACGAGCAGAACTGTTCAAAACTAAGTTAGATATATCAATTGTTCTCGGAGCACAGTTTTTTTTTATCAACTACGCAAAGAGATATTCAGATTATTTCCGGCTGTCTTTGATACCGACCTTATCGACTTGGACGAAGATAAAGCTCGTTTGGAGTTTGAGGAAAATGATTTGGACACAAGTTTTCAAAAAACATACGGATGGTTCATTGTCATCAACAGACTTACTGACAACGATATTACGAAACACGAAATAGTATATCAAAAAAACTTAGTAGAAGTTCTTAATCAGTTGTCATATATCATTAATTATGAACAGGAACAACAGAGGTTACAGAAAAAGATGAACAATTCATAACACATCATTCATAAATTTATATTTAATACTGTATGGTCAATTATAAACAACTCATTCAAGATTTAAGTGGTATAGCATACTATCATCCACAAATCAATTCATTTGGTTATGGGGACATTACCCAAATCACTATGGACATAGAGTCAAAACAGGAACCAGTCTACACGAAGATGTATGTTGTTCCTGGCGAGGTTGTTCTTGCACAGAATAGATTAGATTATAACTTTTCAATTATTATATTGGACCAAATCAATGATGATTATTCCAATCAACAAGATGTAATGTCTGATACGTTGGAAATTGCAAAGGATGTTTTCACTATATTATATCAATCATATACAGCAACATTTGGGGATTTTTCTGTTGACTACGAACCATTATGGGGATCAAATGTATTACCATTCTTAGAACGATTTGAAACAGTTCTTGGTGGATGGACATTGAATATAACAATAGAACAACCGTTTGATTATAACAATTGTGTACTTCCTGTAAGTGGATTAACATTACCACAATCAACAAATCTTGTTAATTACAAACAAATCATTAAAGATTTTCAAGAAATTGCACGAGCACACGAACAAATCAATTCATATGGTTATGGAGATATAACTCAGTTGACAATGGATATAGATACGGAACAAGAACCGGTCTATTTAAAAATGTACCTTGTACCTGGCCAAACACTATTTAATCAAAATGAATTGGTGTATAATTTTCAAGTAATAATAACCGACCAACTTAATAGTGATTATTCCAATCAAAGAGATTTGATGAATGATACCCTTGAAGTATGTAAGGACGTATTTACTATATTATATTTATCCGAATATGAATCAGAATGGAATGCAACTTGTGTTCCTTTCTTAGAAGAACATGAAACAATATTAGGTGGTTGGACAATGAACTTACAAATCACACAACCATTTGATTATAATAGATGTGACTTACCTGAAAGACCGTTTGTTACACCAAATAAGAAATGGTATGAACTTGCAGAGTTATGGAACACAATATCAACCAGTTGGAAAAATACTTAAAACACAAAAATTTAATATAAAATGGGTCAATTAACTAATTTATATGTATCACAGTCCTATCAAGGTCTTTTAAAGATGACCGATAGTACTAATGGATTAACTAACACACTTCAAACCGTACAGACAGGTGATGGGGATAATTCACCATTACAGATGAGTTTAACTGAGGTAAACATCTCAGGTTCTTTCTTTATAAATAATGTTCCAATCACAAACGGAACCTCAGGTACTTCAGGTACGAGTGGTCTTGCTGGTTCTTCAGGAACGAGTGGAACCTCAGGTGTAAGTGGAAGTGATGGAACCTCAGGTACTTCAGGAACAAATGGTTCAAGTGGTACTTCAGGAACAAGTGGTTCAAGTGGTACGTCAGGACAGAATGGAAGTTCAGGTACATCAGGAACATCGGGTATAAGTGGTTCGTCAGGTACATCAGGTATAGATGGTTCTTCAGGAACTAGTGGTACATCAGGAGTTAATGGTTCAAGTGGTACTTCAGGTACAAGTGGTATTGATGGTTCTTCAGGAACTAGTGGAACATCAGGTACAAGTGGTGATTCAATCTTTGCACAAACAGGTTCATTCTATAATACAACAAACAATATTGGTATAACAGGTTCTCTTAATGTATTAGGTAATACATTAATTGACGGAGCAATTATCGGTAATGTTGATAATGATGGTTTAATCAAATTATATTCACAAGGATTTACATCAGGTTCAATATCACCAATATCGGCATCAGCACCAATATCACAATCAAATTTAGTATTTGGTGGTATTGTAGGACCATCAACCACATTATTTACAGGTTCAATTGTTATATCAGGTTCAAACAATATTTTATTAAATACGTCAAGACAAAATACTCCAAATGGAACTTATGGTTTGGTTGGTAGTTTAAACGTATTATCAACAATTCCCGCATATCAAACAGGAGCATATAGAAACCCTACCGTTAATGCTAATTATGGAAATGGTTCAATTAATATGTTTTTTACCACAGGTTCACAAAGTGCACCAACAGTAGCGGGAAATGTTATTTTTGGTGGTACAACTCAATTAAGACATAATAGTGGTTCAGTATTGATGAATGCAAATTTATTATTGGGTACATTAAACTCATTTGCATCACAATCATTCTTATCTGCATCCGCAAACCTTCCAACAATATCACAAAACGTTATTAATGGTGTGGTAAACTTAGGACATTCAAGTTCATCAATTGTATTGAATCAAAATAATATTAACGGTAACGCTGTGAATATTAGAAATGATTTTAGTAGTTCATTCTCAACGGCAACCAACTTGGTGAACGTTCAAAGAAATATTATAATGGGTAACACTGTACAATTATTTGTAACAGGTTCACCATCATCCGCAGAATCAAGAAATATCTCAGACAACTTTATTGGTGGTATTAATACAAACGTAACATCATCACATAACGGTTCAAACAACGCACACTTACATGGAACAATTGTATTTGGTTCGGGTCTTATTGTATCAGCATCAAACGCAGTCAACACAGGAGGTTCAGCATTCGTTGGTAGATTTAACGATATAACATCATTAAATAACTCAAACAATATTATATTTGGTGTAGGTACAGGAACAGGTACAGGTAATAGAAGAACAGGTTTATCAATTGATACAGGTTCAAACGCTGTGTTCTCAGGTTCATTAACATCAATAGGACCTGGCGTAATAAGTGGTTCAGTTGCAACATCTGATAGAACATTTGTTATTCACTCAGGTTCAATGAGATTGTATAATGAATCAGGTTCATTAAGAATTGCAGATGGTACAAACCAAGCACAATTATTCTTTAACCCAACAAGAAAAGTAGGTTTCTTCTTAGGTCAAGGTAATATGGACCAAACAGATACTCAATTCGGTATCACATCTACATCAACTGACAACTATACATTCGGTGGTAACTTTAATAACTTTAGAACAGGTTCAAACAACTTAATGTTATCTAACTTAAATGTCGGTCTTAAGTCAGGTTCTAATAACGTAATTCTCGCAAAGGGAACAAGTTATACAACTGGTTCTAATAACTTAATATTAGGTTCTTTACAAGGTATTGATGAGGCACAAAACTACTTCAACTTACAATTACCATCTGATACTGTACCTATTATGTTTAAGAGTGGTAGTTCACCTTTAACTGTAACAGGTTCATTAAAAGTAACTAGTTTATCAGACTCAACAGGTTCATTTTTTGTAACCACAGATAGTACGGGTACATTAACTAAAGCAACACCATTAGATGCACTACCAGCGTTGATGGGAGTAGGTGCGTTCTATTCAACAGGGTCATATACTACAACCGCAAACACAAGTGGTTCATTCACATTTGACACATCATTAAATGTAAACTCAGTTTATATTAATGGTAGTGGAACACATATTGTTGTAGATAGAACTGGTACATATAACTTACAATATTCAATTCAAATATCACAAGGTGCGGGTGACGCACAAATAGCGGTATGGTTAAAGAAGAATGGTACTAATGTGGCGGACACCGCAACTATTGTAACAGTTCCATCAAACCACGAACAATTAATGGCGTTGAATTTATGGGATACTTGTAACGCTGGTGATTATTATGAAATTACTTATCAATCAGATAGTAATAATACAACATTCACAACAATAGCAGCGTCAGGAAATATACCTCGTTCACCAGCGATAATCTTAACAGTAAATCAAGTTAGATAATGAAACATATAAAAGTAATTTGGGAAAATCCCCAACCACAAAGATTAGATGAAGTACTGGTTTATGAATATGAATCAGTTGAAGATAAAATAAAACAATTGGAATTAATGTTTGGTGATACAGTAGTATCATACGAAGAATTATAATATGATTAACGCACAACAAATTGCAGAAATGATTGATGAGATGTTGAAAGACCTTCTCAAAGAAAAGATATATCCTTATGGTCATCCTCAATTCGGGGTTGGTAATAAGGTTGCATCAGGTAGTTTGTTGAATAGTATTTCAGTAAATGTTGTAAGACGAGGTTCAAATATTGCAATTGAATTATTTGCCAACGATTACTTTCAATGGGTTCAATCAGGTAGAGCACCAGGTAAGAAGGGTGTTCCAATTTCTGCCATCCTTGGATGGATGAGAAATAGAGGGATTCAAGCAACAGATAAAAATAACGATAAATACGATGCACTACAATCTCAAGTTGCAACTGCGTATATTATCAATAAGGCAAGAATAAAAAAAGGTCTTCATCCATTACCCATGGATGTATTACTTAAATGGATTAAGGATAAAAAAATAAAATTCAATATTGACCTTCAAGAAGGGATGGCGTTCGGTATCCAAAAGAACATCATTAAATTCGGTATTAGACCGGCAAATATTGAAGATAAACTATTTGAACAATTAGAACAAAACGAACAAATTGTAGAATTATTAGGTAATGCTGCATTTGAAGAATTGGTCAATATGATAGAATATAATTTAACAGCAAATACTATATAATATGAGTTTCGGATATACACAATTATACGCAAACGGATTAAACAATAACTCACAGATTAGACGTTCAACGGATATGATTTACCAAAGAGGTGGGTCATACGAGATAGTTCTAACAGGTGACACTTATGTATCATCAATGGAAATGGATGTTGATTTATATTCTAACGAAGAAAAGGTTGGAAGAATGTCATTGGTTCCGTATGATGTAACACAATCAGGTGCAACATACACTTATAAGTTTAATCTTAGACCATATGACTACCTACAAAGTTTTGTTGAATCGGAACATTACCAATACTATTGGTTAAATGACTGGTACTCAACAAACGAATCAATCAATATTAATAATCCATATCCAAATATTATTAAGACTAATTTCCAATATGGGTATAGATACCTAACAGGTTCAACAGTTGTAACAGAATATTCAGGTTCACCTGTAAACAATTTCAATCATTATACAGATATTCCAACTTGTGCAACATCAACAGGATTTACTGCATCATCATTCATCAATACAGGTCAATACTTTAACTATGTTGGAGGACAATTCCAAATGGATGAGAAGTATTACCTACCGAATTTTGATCAAGAATTGGGTACTGTAATAGGTACTGGTATGACTATCAACACACTTGATGTGAATAGAAGATTATCTCCTATGTCTCAGTTTATGATTGATGGTCCAACTGTACCTGAAATGAGTGAGACTGCAAGATTTTTAACAGATGCACCAAGGATTCAGACTATACAAGAATCAGAAAATTATGTATTATATTTCTTAAACGGACAAACAGGGGATAGACAAGTGATGGAATCTGACTATGCGGTTTTTGAATTTTATGATGAGAACAACACACAAATATCTTACTTTGACCAACAAATAAACATATCGGGAACAACATATCAATCACCAACATCAAATAGAAATAATTTAAGTGTATGGTCATTACCATGTGGACCAAAAGATATTGACAACATCTTTGCAAACATTGATTGGTCTCAAGTAGCATACTACAGAGTACAGTTGGCATATTCGTTCCCAACAAACAGTACAAATAGAGTTTCATTAGGACCGATTGGACCTTCATCTGAAGCATTCTATTTTTATGTGGATACAAATTGTGGTCCACAAAACACAAGATTGGCGTTCTTAAATGCAAGAGGTGGATTTGATTATTTCACATTTACATCTTACAGACAAGACACAAAGAAAATATCAAGACAGACATATGACAATAGATATTACGCAACCAATTTACAATCACCTGATAGAAACTTTGGTAGAACGATTAAAACATTTGCAACAGATGTGGATGAAGAAATTGTTTTGGAATCAGATTTTCTAAATGTACAATATGGTGAATGGTTACAACAATTATTTATGTCACCACAGGTATATGAGGTAAGAGAAGATTATGTTTCACCATTGGATAGACAAGATAAGGTATATAAAGATTTAAGACCCGTTCAAGTCGTATCAACTGAGGTGGAAACAATAACAAAGAAACATAAGAAATTAAATAAGTATAAAATTACATTGAAACGTGCGAGCACATACTTTGTAAATAAAGGTTTCTAATATATGAGTCAACAACAAACGGTATTAAGAGTTAAAACAAGTGTCCCAAGTGACATAATTGTAACAGGAAATACATCATTATCTATAACACCATCAATAAGTGGTCTTACATATTCAGGTAGTGGTACCACAATTAGTCCATATGTTGGTTCATTTGGATTAGGTTCTACGTTTTTTGAATTTGGAGTACAGGGAAATGGTGTGTTATATTACAATATTTCACTTGCAGATGTAGAAATTGGAGACAATTATCTTCAAGCATTCGTAAAACATCCAAGTGAACCATTCTTTAGACGTATTTTTACCACATTTTCAATCACAAATGACTCATATTTCTCCGTACAAGACGGTGATATTATAGCATTTAAACAAGGTGGTATCCCAAGTACAGCAGGTGTGTTCACAGTTTACTTCGTACCTGAAGACCAATTGGTTAATTACACAGTGGATAAGTATGAAGTATTGGATTTATATAGTGATATTCCATTATCAATTAACAAATCCTTTGCTGAATTACAAGATATTGCCAAGAGAAACTCTGATTATTCAATCGGATTAAAACTTCCTGGCTCAAAAAAGAACAATAGATTCTTTGAAAACTTCTTTAACGTTGATGTACAGTCATTATACTTTGATGCAACAAGTAAAGTTCAATGTCAGGTATTGATTGACGACCAAGCGTATTTCAAAGGATACTTAAAATTAAATTCAACATCTGTTCAAAACTCAAAAGTAGAATATGATGTAACACTATATAGTGATATTGGTGATTTATACGGTTCAATCGGAAATAACTTACTGAAAGACTTAGATTTTAGAGATGTTGACTATCACTTCAATCACGTCTTTACAAGAGATAATGTTATTGCTGATTGGAGATATGAAACATTAAAATCAACAAGTGAAGTACCATCAAATTACTTCTATCCAATTAATCACAATGGATATAACTATGAAACTTCAGGAAATACCACACAGGTATTATTCACAGGTATAACAGGTACTTCATTATACACAACAACCAAGTTAGGTAGTTGGGCGAACAATGCTGCGGCATACGCTGCAGGTGTTGACAGATATAGAATCAATTCACCTGAAGATGGTGTAAGAGACAATCAATTAAAACCAGCATTAAATTTATATTCCATTATTAAACTTATGTTTAAAACCTATGGATATACAATTAAGTCTGATTTTATGACGAGTCCTTGGATGAAACTATTATATATGTATGGTTTCTATTCAAATGACACCGCTAAATTCTCATACAAAACACCACAAACACAAACATATGGTTTAGATGGTGTGGAAGTAATATGGCAAGATGACTTAGAAGTACTAAGTGATTCAGCGTGTTCTACAACATATCCAAGAACTGTACACAATTGGACTATATATGTGGTTAAAAAAGATACCGGTATCCCTGTATTTTGTAACCAAGAAATTACTTTAGGTTGGAACTTTGAATTGTTCCCATGTTATGGAGGAGCAACACCATATATTCAATCATTAACAATACCCGCAAACACAACAGGTACAACATTTAGTTTCACACAAGAACAATGGGTAGATTGTGGATATGGTTGTCCATTCTCACCTGAATATATATACAACTATGGATTTGAACCATCAGCATCAAATGTTGGTCTATCTTCAAAGACATTAGCATACGCACCATTACCATCAAATACAATCGTTGAGGTTGTTGATAATACTTATATTGATTTTAGTTTAATCATTGACCAAAACATAAAACAGATTGATATTCTTGCATCGATTGCAAAGAAATTCAATTTGGTATTTGTTCCTGATCCTGATGTTCCAAACCAAATCATTATAGAACCATATCAATATTACGTAGGAACGGGTGAAATTTACGACTGGACAGACAAACTATCTTGGGATAAGGGATTCACTGTACAACCTGCATTAAACCTCTTAGAATCGGAAATAATCCTTACAGATTTGGAAGATGGTGACCAAGGTAATATAGATTTTAAAAATAGTAACACAAGAATATACGGAGAGAATAAAGTTTATAATCCAACTGAGTTTAAATCACAAAGTAAAAGGATTGAAACAACCTTCTCACCACAGATGATGAGACAATGGAACCCGAATAACAATCCAAACTTTGCACCAAATGATGTGGGAATCCCATTGGGAATTAACTACACAGAAAGTTCACAGGAAATATCGGGAGCAAATAACGTAACAACGGTTGACTGGGTTTATAAAGGTGTTAAAACCAAACCGAAATTATTCTATAACATGGGTAATTTCTCACCATTCCTTGATGACCCTAATGAAGTGTTCACCATTTCAGGTGTAACAACTGCGTATTTTAGAGTATCAAAGAGTGATGCAACCAATGCACAAGGTGCGTTAATCTCACCTGTGGTATCTAATACGATGCCAATGGGAAACCCTGATTCAAATAAGATTAACAACGACAGTATTTGTATCTTATTTAATTCAGAGGAACCAACAACCATTGCAGGTGGAAGTATAAGTTTATTCAACGCATACACCAATCAAGATATGTACAAACTATTCTATCAAGATAGAGTGGACAATGCGTTTGACAAGAACACAAGAATATTATCAGGTTTCTTTGATATTAAATTATCAGATATTGAAACACTTAATCCAAAAGATATTATTAAGATTAAGGAACAGTATTTCACATGGAACAAGATTGAAAACTTTAACTTAACCAATGACGAACTTACAAGAGTTGAGTTGGTACAGATAAATTATAATCCAAGTTCATATCCAACAAGATACTTTGAATATCAATATTGTAATGAAGCAACTATTTATAAATTCAAGACAGAGTTTGTAGGTACAGATAGTATCTACGAGAGTTTGTTTTACTATTCTATTCTTTACGATTATTTCGTTGGAACATTGGGTGGTAATGTAAGTGGATATACAAGTTCAATATCATATACAGGTAATACTCACTTAGGTTATTCAATTCATGAAGTAAGTAAAAATCAATACGAGACAGGTGGAGCTACTTTATATACGAGTGACCCAAATAGATATTTCTTCTTATTGAATATTGAAGACGAACCATTATCTACAATTTATAATCAGAATAATCCTGTATGGTTAATTAACTCAGGTCAGACTCAAGCGACATTGAATGTCTTTACAGATTGTACGGATTTATCAACCACAGCATCATCATTGGGTGTACTACTTGCTGGTTCTCCAACAGGTTCAACATATAACACTGGTGTAACCATAAACGTAATAGACACAGGATATATTAGATATAATACACCAGCAAACCCTGATGGAGTAACTACATACTTTGGGTCATTAGGTTCAACAGTAATACCAGGTTGTGTAGATTGTGAAAGTCTAAGATATGCATATCCATTTATAGATTTGGGTGATTGGACATTAATAAGTTGTGGGACTGCTTGTCCATAAAATTTATATTTAAAGATATGAGAGGAAGTTTATTAGTAAATTTTGATGAGTTAATTAATGATATTGGTATTGATTATATATCGGTTTCTGTAAATGGTGTTACAAGAAAGATACAAAATACAGATATAAATAATTTATATTCAACATATATATATATAGGTGATACTGTTACCATTACATTACAAGGTACAATTCCAACAGATACAATAAAGACAATTGATGTAATTAGACGAGATTATACAACTGATGATCAAGGTGGTGATTTTGGAATAAGAGAAATATTTATTACAAATGTTTCAGGTAGTACAAGTGATATATCGGTAACATTTACCGCAACAACTATAAATGATGCTTACAATTTTCATTATATTGTTACTGCAATATCTTTAGTACCTGTAACTCCTACCCCAACACCAACTCCAAGTCCAACTCCTACACCTTTACCTGAAGGTAAGTTTGTATTAGTTGACATACCAAAATTAATTCCACCTTCATTTAGTTATGATGAAAGAATTATGTACTCATCAGGAAGTGGTGATAGTAATACTTATTCATCAATATATCAACCAACACAATATGCAACAACAGGTGGAGTTTCAGCATTAGGTAATGTTGTTTCATTTGTTTCAGATAAATATTATGTCTCATTAAACTCAGGTTTAAACTTTACAACAGGTTCATTCTCGGGTGGAACAACAGATTATAGTTGGTCTAAAATGGATATGAATTACACTGGTGAATATCAAGCAATTGGTAAAATCAGTACAGGTAGTTTATATGTTTCGTCAAACTATGGTTTGAATTTTAATCCTGTATCTGGTTCAACTAAAGATTGGGAACAAGTAGTTATTCCAAATGTGTCATACCCAATGTATGGTATAACTAAGACTAAAAATGATTATATATATAAAATTAATTCATTATCAAGTTTAACTAACTTAGGTACTAATTCTAAAGCACCTACATATATTGATGCAGACACTGGTTTAACAGGACAAACATCTTATAGTAGTGTTGCTGTATCTCAAAACAATCAATACGTATTAGCAAGTTACAATACATTATCAACAATTGACCCTAAAGATGGTAGTGTTTTATTATCATCAAATTCAGGTTCTACATTTAGTTTTGTTTATTTAGATTTATTAAATAATGGTAAAGTTGCAATGTCACAAACAGGACAATATATGTTTGTTGGTGCTAATACAACAAATAGTCCAACACCAACAGGATGGTTTAAACGTTCAACAGATTATGGTGCTACTTGGTCAACAGGTAGTACAATTGGTAATAATAGAGTTGTAGATATTTCAGCATCAGCAACAGGACAATATGTTTTTGTAACAATACAAAATCAATCAGAACAATATCAATTGAAAAAATCATCAGACTATGGTGCAACATTTAGTGATATTATAGTTGATTATATTATAGGATCTTGGCCAAATGGTTTTGAATTTGTTAAACAAAATAAAACAAATGGTTATTCATTACCAGTGCTGACACCACCACCGACAACCACACCAACTCCTACTCCGACCGCAACACCTACGGCCACACCTACACCTACCGCAACTCCAACACAGACTCCAACTCCGACGCCAGTAACGCCGACACCAACGGCTACACCTACTCCGACTCCAACACCAACTGTAGGACCTGTAACACCGACTCCTACCCCTACTGCAACTCCAACCCCTACTCCTACACCTACGACAGCACAAGTAAATGTATTGTTTAGATATAGTGGTAATGCGGTAACAACAGGGATACAAAAAAGAGTTAATAATATTACATTTACTTATTTAGGTAATACATTTACTCATAGTCTTGTCGCATATACAAATAGTGTTAGTATTACTGATGATTTAGGATATTATAGTTTATCTGGAACTGATACTATAACCGCAACAAGAGCTATATGTAGAGTTGCTGGTTTTCCTAGTCAACAAGTTGATACAAGAACAGTAACTGTTTATGTTAATGGAGTACAAGTAAGTACAAATTCAAATACAACTAATGTCTCAATACCATTTTGTTCTGCACCATTAAATCAATCATTATCAGCATCTCCTAATGTTACTGTTAATCCTGGTGATACTTTATTGGTGGTTTGGGATGATCTTTTAACATAATTTATATTTAATAATATGGGAAGAAAATATATAAGACAGATAATAAATCAGAACTTTGTTTACCCAAACAATGAGGTACCTGAGTATGATTTAGAAATTGTACACGATATAAACGATAATAGTGTTAGTGGGACCGTTACTAACTTTAGTGCAGTAACTGCAACTTCAACAGGTATAACATTTTCATATGATTATACTTGGTCTAAGAATAGTGCGGAACCATTTATATCCAATTTTGGGGTAATAAATTTGGTTTCATTACACATTATGACACCATCACAGAGTTATTACAAACCTTGGAGATGTATAAATGTTGCATCATCAACAGGTACAACTATAACAACTGCATCAGGAACGGTAAATACAGGAGTTATTACACCTGAAATGTTAGGTGTTAATATATTCACAACAGGTACTTATTACTTTGAATTTAGATTTATTGGTCATAGAGCAATTTATCCAATATGTGCACAATTGTCAATAAGTCCAACCCCTGTTGTTACACCAACTCCTACACCTGTAACACCAACTCCGACTCCTACACCTGTTACTCCAACACCTACACCATTACCTATTACCCCTACTCCAACACCAAATGGTAGTAAGAGTTTAGTAATATATGCAAGAGATGTGGATACTACCCCATCAACAATAGTATTATTCTATAGTGTAAATGGAAGTGGTAACATAAACGTACCTGGTGCAACAGGAACACAATTACCTGGCACTTGTACACAAATTTATACAATAACAGGTTTAAGTCTTAACGATACAGTTGTATTTGGAACGAGTATATCTTGTGTTATGACAGGTGCACAAGGAGCTGGTTGTCCTTCATCAATATCAACTAATACGACTTATACATATGTTATGGATACACCAACAACTCAATCAGTTGGAATAACAATAGATAGTGGTATTATACCTTAAAATATAGAATATGAAGAATATAGAGATAGAAAGATACGGTGTTAAAATAGTAATGGAAAACATTCTTATAACAGATTTTGGTGAATTTTTAACTAGTCAAATTGAAAATCGTAAAGATATTAAAATTGATTTTAGTTCAATTCATACATTACATGGTGAGAAAAAAATAATGGAACAAGCGTTTCAGGACGTTAAAAAAGAAAGCATAGTTTAATATGGCTAAGAAAAGAATTGATATTGATTTAGGTGTTAATACCAGTGAACTTGACCAAGCGGCACAGAAAGTCGGTGAGTTAAAGAAATTGAGTGATAATCTATCTATTCAATATGACATAGATGGTAAACCTCTTGATGTTGTTATTAACAAATCCCTTAACTTACAAAAACAAGTTAGGGTTTTAACTGCTGAGTTACGTAAGACAAAAGAAGGTACCGCAGAATTTAAGTTATTATCAACTGCATTAGGTGATGCAAATGACCAATTGGCCAAGAGTAATGCTAAGTCAAAAGACTTATTTGGTTCATTATCATTATTACCTGGTCCTGTTGGACAGTTTGCAAGTCAGGTTAGTGGAGCAATTGATTTACTTAAGGTATTTTCATCATTCAGTTTAAAGGATATTCAGTTCCAATTAAAGGAAACTACTAACGATATATTAGATATTGGTAAGGGATTCTTGGGGTTAAACAATAATGCTGCTGAAACTACCAATGTTACCGATACTTTATCTAATTCAAGTAAAAATTTAAATAATAATTTACAACAAACAACAGCAACTGCGGCAGCAAATGCGAGTGTTTTTAATAGATTTGGTAAAGAAACTTTAGATTTAATAAGTGGTTTAGATAGATTAGAAGCGTCAAATGCTAATGTAAATACCCAAATTAAAAAGGGGATACCTTACATTGAAACTGCAGGACAAAAAATGCGTCAATTATCTGCTGAAGAAATTGCTGCAGTAAAATCTGGTGCCGCTTTAACAATAACAACAGAAGGTTTAGTTGTTGCAGAAAAACAAGCAACATTTTGGACCAGTACTTTAGGTAAAACAATTCAAGGTGTTTTAATTGGTACAGGTATTGGTTTGGCAATTGTTGCAATTGGTGAATTGGTTGCATTAATCTATAAATGGGTTGATGGTACAGAAGATGCAGATAGAGCAAATCAATCGTTGACTGAAACTCTTAAAGAACAACAAAGGGTTCTTGAAAATGACCAACAAGCAATTGAACTATCAATAAGATTAAATGTTGCCAGAGCAAAAGCGGCAGGTAAGACAGAACAGGAAATATTTGAAATTACCAAAAAAGGTGGTCAAGATAAATTGGATTTACTTCGTGAATATGACAAACAATTATACGAAGACCAAAAGAATATCACAAAAAATACCAAATTAAACGAAGAAGATAAGATGAAACTTCTTGAGGAAGTTAATTCTAAAATCTTAAAGAATGGTCAGGATATAACCAAACAAATCATTGAAAATGAAATTGGTTATTATGATAATTTGGCAGCATTAAGATTAAAAAATAAAGGTAAGGCGGATAAGGATGTTGAAGATACATACAATAGAAAGTTAAAGGAATTAGATGCATTAATCCAATTAGAAATTGACAAGGATAATACAAGACAAAAGGTATTACAAAATTTATTGGATAAGAGAAGAAAGTTGGTTACAGACCATGATAAATTAACTTTTGCTGAACAAGAATTAATGCGTAATCAAAACGCTAAAAAGGTTCAAGACGCATTAGATGAGGATTCAAAACGTATCCAAGCGTATCAATCAAAAGTTGATGATATTAGAATTGCTGCAATTCAGGATGAAGAACAAAGACAATTAGAAGCAAGAAGTAAGAAACTATACGATGATAAGGTTGCATTAACCTATGATTTGGAGTTTCAAAAAAGGTCAAAAGAAGAACAGACTGCAATCCTTAAACAAATGGAGGAAGCTGCAGCAATGGACCTTCTTAAGATTAGAGATGGTTATTATGTGAAGAAATTCCAAAAGGATGAAGAAGCATTCTTGAAGGAAATGGAACTTCAAACAAGAGTAAAAGAATTTGAACTTGCAAATGGACAAGTAAGACTTGACCAAGCGAACGATTTTAATACACTTTACGGTGATTATATCTTTGGTAATAAAGGTCTTAAAGCACAATGGGCTAAGTACTTTGTTGACCTAAGACAAGTTTATGCGGATGAGTTTGTTAAAACTGATGAGAGATTAATACTTGAAAAGGAACAACTTCAAAAAGATTTTGATGAGAAGAAATTAACTCGTGAGTCTTATGAAGCACAAATAACTCAAATAAACGATAGAATAATTGCAAACAGAGAGAGAAACACTCAAAGACAATTAGACTTAGATAAATTAGAAATAGACAGTAAGAGAGCAAACGCAGATATGACCATTCAAGTTGGTGAAAAACTTGTTGGAGCATTATCCGCAATTGCTGGTAAAAATAAGAAATTACAAAAGGCGGCAGCACTTGTTGAGGCAGGTGTTGCAATTGCACGTATCGTAACAGATACATCAAGAGCAATCATTGCATTCTCAGCATCGGTTGCACCACTTGGACCAGCGGGTGTACCTATCGCAGCAGCCTACGCTGTTAAAGCAAAAATTGCAGGAGCATTAGGAATTGCAACCATCATCGCACAAGGTATCGGTAAGTTAAAATCAATTGATGATAGTGATAGTGGTGGAACAGAAGGTGGCGGTGGTCAACAAGGAAATGGATTGGGTAGAGGTTATGCACAAGGTGGTATGATTAGAGGTAAGAGACACGCTCAAGGTGGAACCTTAATTGAGGCAGAAGATGGTGAGGCGGTAATGACAAGAGGAGCAGTAACCATGTTTGCACCATTATTATCAGCAATGAACCAAATGGGTGGTGGTACTTCATTCTCAAATATGAATGTTGTAAGACCTGACAATCCTATCCTATCAAATCCTGCACAGGACCAAGCACCAATAATCGTTAAGAGTTATGTTGTTGAAAAAGATTTAACAAGTACTCAAGAAAAACAATCAAGACTTAAGGATTTAAGTACATTATAAAATAATTTATATTTAAAGATATGATTAAAAAAGACAAAGTTTACGAACTGAAAATAGAAGAAGATGATGAAATATCTGGTATTGACAGTATTTCCCTTGTTGACGAACCAGCAATTGAAGTTAATTGGATGTTTTTTAACAAAACTAAAGAACACAATTTTGATGAAGATGCAGTATATACTCAACATCTAATGTCAGTTGGTGAATCAGAAGAAGATTTACTTGCTGAAGGTTGGGTTGTAGACTCAGTTGATTATTTGGATGGTAAAGAAGAATTTGTTAATACAGACCCAAATGCACCATCATCAGGTGATGAAAAGGAATATAAGGTTAGATACAAATATATCCTTAATCCAAAGATTAGTGGTGAACCAGCAATTATTGAAACCTCAAGACCATTCTGTAAAGAATTAATCAGAGAGAATAAAGTATTTCGTATAGAAGATATTGATGCTGCGGTAAATGATTTTGGTCAGTCACCAAGAACTTATAGAGGATCTTGGAACTGTCGTCATATTTGGAGTAGAATTAAGTATCGTAATGACGCAACTATCATCAATAAGGCGTCAGTTAATAGAGGTAAAACAGAGGTTGGTGGATTCCCTAATGATATTCTACCTGACCCATTATCAGGACAACCTGATACGGTTACAGATGTAGTTAAAAGAGCAGTATCAAAAGGTACAGCAGCACCATCTACACAGACCAATTTAGGTATGTCAAAGGATGAGTTTGCTAAAATATCAATTGATTATGATGATACATTATCTACTCAAAGAGGTAAGGACTTAGCAAGACGACTAATCAACGAAGGTAATGACTTATATATCGTTACAAGAAGACGTAGAACAGAAAGTAATGATGTGTACAGAGATGCTCAAATGGTTGGGATTCCAAGAGATAGAGTGTTCTTTACTGAAGGAAGATTGAAGTGGCAGAAGTTAAAAGAATTAGGAATCCAAAGACACATAGATAATAATCCTGATGAGATTAAAGCAATTAAAGAGAATGCACCATTAATCAGAGCGGATAAGTTTGAAGTAGGTGTACCACATTATACCAAAGATGGTAAATTATATGAAGGTCCTACACATAAAGACGCAGATGGAAGATTAATGACAGGTGCGGTTCATACAGAAGATAGTGAGTATCTATATCACGAAGGTGAATTAGGTTATGAAAATAACTTACCACCATATGTTGACCAAGGTATTAAAAAGAAAAAGAAGAAGGAACAAATGGAAAGTTATTCTGACTATCCTGATTCTGTTAAGAATAATGCTAAGGCGGTTCTTAAATGGGTTGAGGAGAATGGTTGGGGAGACTGTGGAACTGAGGTTGGAAAAATTAGAGCAAACCAACTTGCAAACGGTGAACCTATTTCTGAGGAGACAATCCAACGTATGTACAGTTACCTATCAAGACACAAGGTAGATTTGGAAAGTTCAAAATCTTATAGTGAAAATTGTGGGAAACTTATGTATGATTCTTGGGGTGGATTATCGGCACTAAGTTGGGCTGAATCTAAAGTTAATTCATTTGAAAAGAATGATATGTCCCTTCAAAAGTTTGCAATTGACTCAGAAGAAAAAAGAGTGGTGATTGGACCTGCAATGGTTCCTGACTTACACATCTATCGTAGAGACAAACAAGGAAACCCTTATCACGTATTTTTCAGTGCTGAAACCATCAAGATGATTGCTGAGAAGTATATGAGAAACAAATATCTTGATAATAATGACGAAAATCATGATGGTACCGCTGTAAAAGACGTATATGTGATTGAGTCTTGGATTAAAGAAGATAGTCAGGATAAGTCTAATAAGTACGGTTATGAGGATTTACCAATAGGAACTTGGTTCGTATCAATGAAAGTCAAAAATGACGATGTGTGGAATAAAGTAAAACAGGGTGAATTGAATGGATTTAGTGTATCAGGATGGTTTGAAGAAGTTGCACAATTCTGTCGTGAGGAGATGTTTTTGAAGAAAGTTGCTGAAATATTAAAAAATATTAAGGAATAGTGGGAATATATATATAAACCCATATTTAGTAATAGAACAATAAAAATAAAATAAATAAAATTAGATTATGTCAAATCCAAAAACAGCAATTAACGAGATAAAGAAGTTAATGGTACAATTTGGTTTCATATCTGACGAACCAGTTATGGCGTCTTTCAAGTTGGAAGATAATACAATATTACAAGCATCTAAGTTAGAGGTTGGTGAGAAAATTGTAAAAATCAACGAAGAATTTGAGCAAGTAGCGTTAGAAGATGGTTCTTACAGATTAGTTGAGAATTTTGAAATAGAAGTTTCCAACGGTGAAATTAGTACGGTTAAAGAAATATTCGTTATGGCGAAATTAGTGGACGGTACAGAAGTAAAGGTAGAAGGTGACGCTTTAGCGGAAGGTGCTAAAGTTGTTGTTGTAACTCCTGACGCTGAAATACCTGCTCCAGATGGTGTACACAAATTGGAAGACGGAACTGAAATTGAAACCAAAGACGGTATCATTGCAGCAGTAAAAGAAGCGGTAGACGCTGAAGAAGATGCTGTTGAAGATTCAATGCCTGAAGGTGCAGATGGTGGTGACGGTCCTGCAGTTGAAGTAGAATTAATGGATATGTTAAAAGAGTTTGTAAAGAAAATCTCTGAGAAAATGTCCGACATGGAAGTAAAAATGAACGCAATGAACGCTGAGTTTAGCGCATTCAAATCAGAACCAGCAGGTAAAAAAATTGCTGATGGTAAAACTGAGTTTAATAAGGAAGTATCTGGTTATGATTCTGCTGACGATAAAGTTGCAGCAATTATGGCATTTAGAGAATCTAATAAAAAATAATTAAAAAAAAATAAAAAACGAATTATGAAAATTTATTCAAAAGACGAGTTTAACTACGTAGTAAGTTCAATCACTGGATTTACTGACCAAAGTTCTCAAGAAATTGTAGCAAAAGCATTAATTGGAGCTACTACACCAGCAAACACAACTATTAAATTAGGTGTTCGTGGTACACAACAAATTCAATTATTGAACAGTGCACCAGCATTCCAAACAGGTGCTTGTGGATGGAACCAATCAGGTACAACAACTTTCAGTCAAGTATCTTTAGCATCTCAACACGAAAAAATTAACGAAGAATTATGTTTCCAACAATTATGGGATACATACCAATCATTATTGTTACCAGCAGGTCAAGATCCTGAAACTGTACCTTTCTTAAATCAAATCATTGATTTGAAAGTTAAGCAAATCCAACAAAGAATTGAATCTAAGTTATGGACTGCAACAGTAGCGGGTGGTGATTCATTCGATGGTTTCGCAACATTAATTACTTCAGGTGCAACATCTGTAGCAGTATCTGCATCAGGTACAACTTTCTCAGCAACTGCGGCTTACGGTTCAAACGGTAACCCAATCACTGAGGTAGACAAATTAATCTCTGCATTATCTGATGATGCTTTAGCATTTGACGATTTAGTAGTGTTTATGTCTTATTCTAACTTCCGTCTTTACAACCAAGCGTTGGTGAAGGCTAACTTCTTCCAAAACTACATTGGTACAACTAACGTAACTGGTAACATGAGTGCAATCCACCCATCTACTAACGTTAAAGTATTACCAACATTAGGTTTGGCAGGTTCTAACAAAGTAACTATCGGACCAGCACAATATATGTTCTGTGGTTTTGACTTAATGTCTGACCATGAGAAGATGGATGCATTCTGGTCTCGTGACTTTGATGTATTGAAAATCAGAGCTAACTACTCTTATTCTGCAAACATCGCAGCATTTGCTGGAACTAACTACTTCGCTACAAACGGATTAGCATAATTTTAAAAAACAGAGAGGGTGAAAGTCCCTCTTATTTTAAATAAACAAGAAAAAATTAAATAATACAAACTATGAGTTGTTATATATCTTCAGGAATCGCATTGGGTTGTTCAGATTCATTAGGTTCATTGAAAAAGATTTATGTTGTAGGTGGTGCTACTGGTGAAGTTACAGGTTATACATATGACGCTGACGGAGCAATTACAGGTGCTACATCTGCTGCGGGTACTTCTATCTTTGGCTTCGAATTAAAGAGAAACACTTCTTCTTTAACACAGAACACAACAAAATCTTATGAAAATGGAACTGTGTATTGGGAGCAATTGCTTGTTGCGGTGTTCTACAAATACGACCAAGATAAGAGAAACCAATTGTTAATCTTAGGTCAAAACGATAATTTACAAATCATTGCTGTTGACCAAAACGATACTCAATATATGTTGGGTCAAGTTAATGGTATGTACTTAAGTGCTGGCGTTGCTGGTACAGGTACTGCATTAGGTGACAGAAATGGATTTGAACTTACATTTAGCGGAAGCGAACCAGTTCCTGCTAGAGTAATTGAAGGAGCATTGTCATCTGTATTTGCAGGTGCTACAATCGTTGGATAATTGAAATGTAGGTTTTATACCGACTTTTTATATATCTCTAATTGAAAAAGAGGGACTTAGGTCCCTTTTTTTTTATGCCATACCCTTCCAACTCCATTTTTTTTATATTTAGTATATATAGACATATCATATGATTATAATGAATAAAGG